ATATAAAGGTTAGTCTACATGAGCGGCATTCAAGATATTGCGTTACACTTAGAAATGTCACCTCCTAATGTGCAGAAATTAATTAAGGAAGGTGTCATAACAAAGCAGGATCGTGGCCAGTATGATTTGAAAGCAGTTCGCAAAGAATATATTATCCATATGCGAAACGCAGCAGGTACGCAAAACAATCTTGACCTTGCAAAAGAGCGAGCTCGCTTAGCAAAAGAACAAGCTGATGCAAAGGAAATGGAAAACGCTATTGAACGTGGTGATCTTGTTTACATAAGCGAAATAGTTGAGCAGTTTTCTGAGCAACTTAGAAAATGCAAAACAAAACTTTGGGCTGCACCAAGTAAAGTAGCTGCAGAAGCTCACGCGGCTGCTACTGTGAGTGAAGTGCAGGAAATAATAGAAGCAGCAATAAAAGAAGCAACAGATGAACTTATCGGCTACAGAGCTAAGGGCTCAGAAGAAGAAGCTGCGTAACGCGTTAGAAAAAGCTTTACGTGAGACTATGAAGCCTCCACCAAAGCTAACTATTAGCGAGTGGGCTGATAAATATCGTCAGTTATCTAGCGAAAGTTCTGCAGAAGCTGGTAGATGGTCAACATCCAGGGCAGAATATCAGAGAGGCATGATGGATGCTGTTTCTGATAAATCTATTGAAACTGTTGTTTTGATGACTGCAGCTCAAATAGGTAAAACTGAACTTGTGAATAATGTTGTTGGCTTTCATATTGCGCAAGATCCAGCTCCATTACTTGTGGTGCAGCCAACATTAGAAATGGCGCAGACTTGGTCAAAGGATAGGTTGGCGCCTGCTATAAGGGACACGCCAGCTTTGAGTGAGAAGATCAAAAATCCTCGTTCTCGTGATAGCGGTAATACAACCTTGCATAAAGTTTTTCCTGGTGGTCATGTTACAGCATGTGGTGCAAATTCACCATCATCATTAGCATCCAGGCCTTGTAGAGTTATTCTTTGCGATGAGGTCGATCGTTATCCTATATCTGCAGGAACTGAGGGAGATCCTGTAGCATTGGCGAAAAAGCGTTCTGCCACATTTTGGAATAGAAAGCTTATTTTGGTAAGCACACCAACAGATAAGGGTTCTTCACGCATTGAAGCTGCTTATAACGAAAGCGATCAGAGAAAATATTTTGTTCCATGTCCTGATTGCAATGAAAGTCAAGTCTTGCAATGGGCAAATGTAAGATGGAAGGACAATGATCCAAACACTGTTGAATATATTTGCGAACATTGTGGAAGCTGTTGGGGAGATGCTAAACGGTTTCAAGCAATAAGATATGGTAAATGGGAAGCAACTGCTGCTGGGGATGGTAAAACTGCTGGCTTTCATTTATCTGCACTTTATTCACCTTGGACTGCATTGGCTGATGTAGTAAGGGATTTTTTATCTGCTAAGAAGGATCCAATGCGATTAAAAGCATGGATTAACACTACACTAGGTGAAACTTATGAAGAAGATGGCGAAAGAATTGATGAATATGATCTTTTTGATAGAAAAGAAGATTATGGGCACATCCTACCTGAAAAAGCTGTGGTTTTGGTGGCTGGTGTGGACGTCCAGGATGATCGTTTGGCGTGTGAAATTGTTGCATATGGGTCAGGAGAGGAAAGTTGGTCTATATATTATGAAGAAATATATGGCGATCCTTCGGGTAGTGAAATCTGGCAAGACTTAGATTTTGTATTATCTCAAACATTTGAACATCCAAAACATGGCGACATGATAATCAGGTCAACTTGTATAGATAGTGGTGGCCATTATACGCAGCAAGTTTATAACTATGTTAAGCATAGAAGTGGTAAGCGTATCTATGCAATTAAAGGAATGGGTGGAGAGGGTAAGCCAATCATTGGACGACCAAGCAAAAACAATATAGGTAAAATAAATCTTTTCCCTGTCGGCACTGATACAGCGAAAGAGCTTTTATTTGCTAGATTAAAAATAACGCAAAGCGGTCCAGGTTACTGCCACTTTCCGCTAGATCGGGGTGAAGAGTATTTTCGTATGCTTACAGCAGAAAAAAAGGTAATACGTTATTTTAAAGGCCGTGCTAGACGCGAATGGGTGAAGATACGGCAGCGCAATGAGGCACTTGATTGTAGGGTCTATGCTATGGCCGCATTACAGGTTATGGGAATAAATATAGAGGCGGTTGAAAAGCGGCAGCAAAACAAGGTACAATCTGACAAACCTCAGCAATATAGGCGTCCAGCATTGCCGCGCCGCAATTCGTTCGTCCACGGTTATAGGTGATAGATGGCAAATTTATTCGACGCAGCAAATGCACCGACTACTGAACCGACTGACTTTGTGGTCGGTGATTTTGTACAATGGAAGCGCACTGATTTAAGCGATGACTATCCAAATAGTGCCTACACGCTTACTTATGTATCGAGGGAGGCTGGCGGTGGCTCTTCTGAGTTTCAGGTAACTGGAACGGCAAGCGGCTCTGATTATCTCTTCACAATTCTAGGATCTGCATCTTCTGCGTTTGCTGCCGGTCATCACAAATGGCAGCTTGAGGTTGTGCGCAACAGCGACAGTGAGCGAATTGTCCATGAGACAGGCCACTGGGATATAAACGTTGATATGGATATCAACGGCGTTGATCCGCGCTCATTCGCACAGACGATGGTTAATAAGATCGAAACCATATTAACAGGCAAGGCTGATAGTGATGTTGGCAGTTATTCTATCGCTGGTCGATCACTGACAAAGATGACTTTTGCCGAATTAGAGGCAGCTAGAGACAGGTACATGGGCATCTACAAGCGCGAACAGTCTGACGAGGCTGTTAAGAAGGGCAAGCCAAGCCCTAACACGATCAAAGTGAGGTTTAGCTGATGGGTGTACTTGATCTCTTCAAGCGGTCTAAGAAAAAGCCGCAGCGCCGTAATTATCAAGCAGCCGCCAAGGGGCGGCTTTTCGCTGATTTCCACGCATCAAATCGCAGCGCTGACAGTGAAATACGCTGGGCATTGCGCGATTTGCGCAATCGCAGCCGTGATTTAGAGCGCAATAACGAGTATTTTCGGCGTTATTTGCAGCTTTTACGGGTAAATGTTGTTGGAGAGAATGGTTTTAACCTACAAATCAGGGGCAGAAATCCAGATAATTCACTAGATCGTGCGGGAAACAACATAATTGAAGGCGCTTGGCGTGATTTTTCGCGTTATGGTGGACCAACAATAGATGGCTGCCTTTCAATGGTTGATTTGTGTAATCACATAATATCAAGTGTTGCTCGTGATGGTGAGGTATTCTTAAAAGTTGTTAAGGGCAACTATTTGCGATATGGTATTGCGGTTCAATTGATTGAGCCTGATTTAGTAGACGAAGAGAAAAACGAACTTGCTGCTAATGGTAATCAGGTGCGCATGGGCGTTGAACTTGACAGCAAAACAAAGCGTCCTATTGCATATTATGTGCTGAATTATCATAAAGGTGACTATGATTATATGACTCCAGCTGCTGAGCGTAAATATACGCGCGTGCTGGCTGATGAAATGATGCATATTTACCGCCCTGAGCGAGCAGATCAAACAAGAGGCGTACCTTGGTCAGTTGCTGCTATTGCTTCATTGAAGATGCTGCATGGTTACCGTGAAGCCGAACTTATTGCTGCTAGAACTGGAGCAGCAAAAATGGGTTTCTTTACAAGCCCTGCAGGAGACGGATTTACAGCTGATGGATTTGACGATGAGCAAAATACTGTTCCAATCTATGACGCTGAAGCTGGAACATTTCACCAATTACCGGCTGGCGTTGATTTCACCCCATTTGATCCCACGCACCCAACATCTGCTTTTGCTGACTTTGAGAAGGCAATTCTGCGTGGCATAGCTGGCGGTCTGGGTGTAAGCTATACATCATTAGCCAACGATCTTGAGGGAACAAGTTATTCGTCTATTCGTCAGGGCGCACTAGAGGAGAGAGACTTCTACCGCACATTGCATAGGTTTATGATCGATCATTTTCTTGATCCGTTTTATCGCATCTGGCTTGAGCATGTGATGGATCATGGATTTATACCTATTTCTGGAGAGAATAAGGTTATGAAGTTCAGCCAGGACGTTACTTGGCGCGGTAGAGGATTTCAGTGGGTTGATCCACTAAAAGAGATGAATGCAGCGGTTGTAGGGTTGCAGAACGGGATTTTGAGCCATTCAGATATTGCAGCTACATATGGTCGTGATGCTGAGGATACATTTGCACAAATTGAGCGTGATAAGGAATTAGCTGAGCAATTTGGTTTGTCCATGGCTTATCAACCCTTCGGTATGAAGCAGCCAGTACCAGCGGAGGTCGATGATGCCTTACAAACCAACTAATGGCATGATTGCAGAGGCTGATCGTGGGCTTGCTTGGCGGCGTGAATTTGGTCGTGGTGGTACAGAAGTTGGTATAGCTAGAGCGCGCGATATTTCTAATGGCAGAAACTTGTCAGAAGATACTGTAAAGCGTATGTTTAGTTTTTTTAGTCGACATGAAGTCGACAAAAAGGCCGAGGGCTTTCGTGTTGGCGAAAAAGGTTATCCATCTAATGGAAGAATAGCATGGGCGCTTTGGGGCGGAGATGCTGGCTTTTCGTGGAGTCGTGAAATAGCAGAAAGATTGCAGCAAGAGGATCGTACTATGCAAGATATGAAAAAATCTGATACAGTGCCTCAAAACGCAGAGGAAGAAACTATGGATAATGAGGTTAGAGCCGAACCAGATGAGCTAAGTGTTGGCGATTTTGTCAGTTGGAATAGTTCAGGTGGCGAAGCTTATGGCAAGATTGAGAGAATTGAACGTGATGGCTCAATTGACGTCCCTGACACTGACTTTACTATAAATGGTGATCCTCAAGATCCTGCTGCATTAATCGAAGTATATCGCGAAGGTGAAGAGGGTTATGAAGGGTCAGGTATTATGGCTGGTCATAGGTTTTCAACGCTTACTAAAACTGACGAGCGTGGATATAAGAAGAAAGATAAACGCTTGAGCCGTGAAAACATGGAAACTCGCGGCATGTCGTTTGACGGTAAGGTTGTTGACGAAGATAAGCGCACTGTGCGGATTGCTGTATCCAGCGAAGAGCCAGTAGAGCGCAGCTTTGGCAATGAAATATTAGATCATAGTGAGCGCAGCATTGATCTTAGCTTTGCTAAGTCAGGTAGGATGCCGCTGCTTTTAGATCACGATCCACGCCAGCAGATTGGTGTGGTAGAGGACGTAAGCCTTGATGGATCGGCCCGTAGATTGCGGGCGACTGTGCGTTTCGGAAGAAATGGACTTGCCAAAGAGGTTTTCGACGATGTTGTGGATGGTATCAGAAGCAACATCAGCGTTGGCTATCATGTCAACGATATGGAGCGTCAAGACGCGGATAGCTACCGCGTGAAGTCTTGGCTTCCAATGGAAGTATCAGTTGTGAGCATACCCGCAGACAGGACAGTCGGGGTGGGACGCGCAGCAGAGAAGCCACCCGCAAAACCTATCACTGAAACTCTTATTAGAGAGGAAACTATCATGTCGGAAGAAAACAAGATCGACATCGATGCGGTTAAGGCCGAAGCTACTCGCGCCGCCGCAAAAGATACTGCTGAAATGTATCGCTTGGCTGCGAAGCACAACAAGCGTGATTTGGCAGACAAAGCCGTATCAGAAGGCCGCTCACTCGCAGAATTTCGCGGTGAATTGCTGGATGTAATCGGTAATGCACCATTGGATACGCCAAATGAAATTGGACTTGCCCCGAAAGAGGCCCGTCAGTTCTCATTGCTTCGCGCTATCCGCGCCCATGCAAACCCAACTGATCGCTCTGCACAAAAGGCTGCTGCTTTTGAATTAGAAGCTGCTGCTGCTGCGTCAGACGCGATGGGTGTTGAAGCACAAGGCATTATGATCCCAGCAGATGTATTGCGTAGCTGGAAAGTACGCGACATGAATACAACTGACGATGCTGGCATCATTGCTGATGATTTCCGTGGCGGCGATTTCATCGACGTATTGCGGAATGCTTCATCAGTCATGCAAGCTGGTGCAACAATGCTGACAGGCTTGTCAGGCAACGTGAAGATCCCAAAGAAAACAGCCGCATCATCTGCTGGTTGGATTTCATCTGAGGGTGGCGCATCTGCTGAAAGCGAGCCAACTGTTGGTCAGGTCACTATGTCACCTAAAGTATTGGGTGCGCATACAGACATTACACGCCTTATGATGCAGCAATCATCTCTGGATGTTGAAGCATTGGTGCGTAATGATCTAACATCTTCTATCGCACTTGCGATTGATTTGGGTGCATTGGCTGGTTCAGGGGCCTCTGGTCAGCCAACTGGTGTGAAAAACACATCAGGCATCAACACGCCAACCAACTTTGCTGGGGTTAATCCAACATTCGCTGAAGTTGTAGCGATGGAAACTGCGGTAGCAGAAGATAATGCTCTGCAAGGCAACTTGGCTTACATCTTGCCAGCCAGCATGTACGGTGCATTGAAAACAACTGCAAAAGACGCTGGTTCAGGCCAGTTTGTAGTTGCTCCAGATGGATCAATGAACGGCTACAATGCAATCGTGTCAAACCAAGTTACTGCTGGTGATCTGTATTTCGGGAACTTCTCCGACTTGCTGATCGGCATGTATGGCGGTTTGGACATTGTTGTAGATCCATATACTGCGTCTAGCTCAGGCACAGTACGGATTGTTGCATTGCAAACTGTAGACGTAGCTGTGCGTCACGCAGTAAGCTTTGCATTCAACAATGACGGTGCATAAGAGTGCTAACTTGGGAGGGCCACTTGGCCCTCCTTTCCAATAAGGGGCGAAAGATGAAATATATTATCCTGAAATCCTGTGTTGCTGCTGGTCAAGCTAGAAAAGCCGGTGACATAGTTGAGTTGGGCGCAGATGAAGCAACTGCGTTAAAGGGATATGGGCGCATTGATAATGCTCCTGAGCCTAAGCCTATTAAGGCTCCTACTGATCGGGCTGCAAAGCCTAAGACAACGAGAGCCAAAAAGTGAAGATTACGCTGTTAAAAGATGCATCCTGGGGATCGAAACGTGGTAAGGCCAATGCAAGCCACACTGTAGATGATAAGGTCGCTCAGAAGTTAATAAAACGCGGATATGCAAAGCCATATGTAGAAGAGAAGGCTGACGAGAATGGCGCTGCCACTAGCTAATGATCTAGCAAAAATATTTGACGTTGATGAATTTGCTATTGCGGTCACTTATGATGGCGGTACGATCAATGGCATATTTGATAACGAGACTATTCCTGTTGATACGGGTGGTTATGTTTCTGTTCACGAAGAGCAGCCGCGTTTAACATGCAGGACAGCAGATATTTCTAGCATAGCTTACAATCAGACTATGGTTATCAATGCGGTGACATATTATGTCCGCGCCTGGATACATGATGGAACTGGCGTAACTGTTGTTCAGTTGGAGAAATCATAGTGGCTCATGTTAGGCAGCAGATCAGAGAACGCATTGTGTCTGTGCTTAATTCAGGCGTAACACTTGTAAGCAATAGAGTTTATGCAACTAGGGTTTACTCACTAAGTGAAGCAGACTTACCTGCTGTTGTTGTATATGCTGGTTCAGAAACATCTGCACTTCAAACATTGGGCTTAAAAACTTCTGCTCGTGTAGTATCTATTGAGGTTGATGCATATGTACGAGGAACAAGTAATTTTGATAATGATGTGGACGCAATAGCTGTTCAGATCGAAGAGGCAATAGCCAATGACTTTAACGTCAATGGTCTTGCAAAGTCAGCCGTGCTAGTAAATACTGAGATTAATTTCTCAGGAGAAGCTGAACAACCTATTGGTTCAGCTAAGCTTACATTTGATGTGCGATATGATACGGCTATTAATGATGTAGAAACGGCCAGATAAGGAGACTTTACTATGGCAACTCACGCGGGTAGCGAAGGAACTGTGAAGGTCGGTTCTAACGCAATTGCAGAAATTCGTTCTTTTAGCTTAGAAGAAACAGCGGATACTCTTGAAGACACCACGATGGGCGACACTGCTCGCACGTATAAATCTTCGCTAACAACTTTTACCGGATCTGTTGATGTATTCTGGGATGAGACAGACACAAGTGGTCAAGGCGCTCTTACTATTGGTGCTTCTGTAACACTAAATGTTTATCCAGAGGGCGATACGGCTGGAGATACATATTACACTGGATCTGCGATCGTAACAGGTGTTACACGATCATCATCATTTGATGGACTTGTTGAAGCATCTATAACTGTCCAGGGATCAGGTGCATTAACAGCATCAACGGTGTAAAATATGTCATTAGCTAAACGCATTGCGGCCAAACGTGCAGAAAAAGAGCGTGGTTTTGTCGATGTAGAAGCATGGGGCGAAGGGGATCAGGATCTTCGCCTTTATTTCCATGAAGTGTCTGCAAAAGATATTGAGAAAGTGCAAAGAAAACATAAAGACTTTTTATCTAGTCCAACCATGTCAGGCATGGTGGATATGATAATTTCTAAGTGTGAGGATGAGCAAGGCGAGAAGGTTTTTACATTAGAGGATAAGCCTATCCTGATGCGGGAAACGATAAATGTAATAGCATTAGTCTTTGGCGCTATCTTTGACACAATATCAGCAGAGGAACATGAAAAAAACTAAGAGGCGATCCATTTAGATATAATCTGATTAATCTTGCTGAGCATCTTCATAAGACTATAGCAGAGGTTGAACAAATAAGTCTTTCAGAGTATTATGAATGGATCGCATACTTTAATATAAAACAGGAGCGCGAAAAAAATGGCAGTTGAAAAGCTCACGTTTGAGATGAACGCTGTCGGGAACGCTGTTCCTGAGATGAAAAAAGTGCAGCAGCAGCTTGGTCGTGTTGATCAGACCATGAAGAAAGCTACTGGAAGCATGACGCGTTACAGTGCTGCTAACACTAACATTGCTAAATCCAATAGAAATCTAACAAGAACGCTTGGCATGGCGTCATTGCAATTTCAAGATATTGCAGTTCAAGCAAGTATGGGCACAAATGCTCTTCGCATCATGACAATGCAAGGACCACAACTTGCATCTATATTTGGACCTAAAGGAATGATTGTGGGGGCTTTAGTTGCGACTGTTGGTGCTATAGCATTGATGGGCAAAGGAGCTTCAAAGACTTCATTTGATTTTAAGAAGTTTGGCTCTGATATTTTGGTTTCACTCGAGCCTCTTCAACCTTTATTCGATGGCATTAAATATGTATTTGGACTGTTAGTTGATGGACTTATTTTTGGTGCGAATAAGATAATCAATGGTTTTCAGTATTTAGTTGCTGGCATTGGGGCTTTAGGCGCTGCATTTAATGCAGAACTTAATGTTATGGGAGAGCGTTTCCATTTATTTAATCTAAATGTCGAGAAAGGCGTTAGGCAGATACAAAAAGCCTTTCAGCAAATGAAAGACTTAACTTCAGGGAGCGCTGCACCAGGATTTTTAGCCCCTGTTCCTGGTGATGATCCCACAACAGCTGTTCAAGATTATGAAGTGCTCATACAAAGTTTAAACAGCGCGATACATTATACTGCTAAAAGAATTGAAAATGCTAATACTGGCTTAAGTGTTATGTCAGATGCGATGAATAACATTAAATTTATTGACATAAATGACTATTTCACAAGAACTGCAGCTACAACTGAAGAAGTGGCAAATGCACTAAAAGATGCACAGAAAGCCACACAATCAATAGCAGATACCATGAAAACAAGCATGGAAGATGCATTGATGGGTATAGCGGATAGGACAAAGACTGTTGAGGATGCGTTTAGAGCGATGGCAACTGATATTATTCGTCAGTTATATCGTGTTCTTGTAGTGCAACAAATGGTTGGAAGCTTTGATGCTGCAACTGGTAAGGGAACAGGTATTGTTGGTGGAATAATGGGTCTTTTCGGAAAGAAAGCGATGGGTGGCCCCGTATCTGGTGGTAAAGCTTATATGGTTGGTGAGCGTGGCCCAGAGATGATTGTTCCAAGCCGTAATTCTCACGTTGTGCCTAATAATCAAATGGGCGGTGGCGGCGTAGTAGTCAACCAAACTATCAACGTCACCACAGGCGTACAGCAAACCGTACGTGCTGAAGTCATGGGTCTTATGCCTCAGATAGCGGAAGCATCTAAGGCTGCTGTATTGGACGCTAAGAGGCGCGGTGGAGCATTTGGAAAGGCGTTTAGTTAATGGCTATTAGTTACCCCAGAGATTTACCTACGGCTACAGGCATAGCTAATATTACGCTTCGTGCAGTAAACCAAACTGCTATGACTATGAGTCCTTTCACTTACAAGCAACAGATCCACAATCATGCTGGTCAGAGGTGGGAAGCTGAAGTTCAACTACCACCAATGAAGTATGAGAATGCGGAAGAATGGATTGCTTGGCTTCTTAGTTTAAATGGTCGCGCTGGTACATTCTTGATGGGTGACCCTAATCGTGCAACAGCCAGAGGATCTTTGGGTGGCTCACCAGTGGTAAATGGAGCTAACCAAACAGGGTCTTCAATTTCCATTGATGGGTGTAGTAATAGCATCACAGGTTGGATGAAGGCTGGTGATTATATTCAATTAGGTTCTGCATCAACAGCTACACTCCATAAAGTCTTACAGCAAGTAGATACAAACGCCTCTGGTCAAGCTACATTAGACATCTGGCCTAACATGGTTACAGCACCAACAGATGGCTCAATAGTAGTAACATCAAATACAGTTGGTCGTTGGCGTTTAAACTCAGGCGAGCAAGATTGGTCGATAGATAATGCCTCTATCTATGGGATCACGTTTGCTTGTGTACAGGTGATCCCATGAGCCGTAACCTTGAGCAGATACAAAACATTGTTGAGCTTGATGAAATATTCCCGTTCTTTGCTGTTGAGCTTATGTTTGACACAAGGGTTGTTCAGTTTGG